TGGGCCAACGCCTTCAAGTCCTCATACTCAGGAAGCTTTACGAGACCATGAATATCATGGAGTTCTTCCATCCACTCGGCTTGATCCTTTTTAGTGCCAGCAGCAGTTTGCTTAGGCTTAGGAGCAGACTTGTCGTAATTCGGCCACTGTCCTTGAGTATCTTTAACGACTTTGAAATCCCAACCTTCAGAAAGATCAGTAATATCTCCATAATCTTCATCAAAGAAACAATCTAGAATCTTCCCAAAGAGCTTCATGCCCATAGAAAGAATCTTTACAGCCCCATCACGACGGTCCACAACGTTCATGTAGTAACGCTTGCGAGGTTTAATCTGTCGTGCTAGTGTTTGGGCTTCATCCTCTTGGGAACCCTTAACCTTCCATAGCCTGAAATACAAATCGCAGACTGGGCAATCATGTCCTTTTACACGGGGACAATGATAATTTCTATCGTTGATACGGTGAATAGCCGTCTCAGCATAGAATTCATTCTCATCACCATCAGAGGTGGGGAGAATACGTACGAGGGAAGTACCCTCTTCCATCATAAAAAACTTCTTGAGGAATTCGCTATTATCGCCTCCCCCAGAAGCCTTCTGAATTTCTTGATATTTCTTTTTTAGTTCTTCTAAATTTACCATAGTTTTTACCTGTTAATTAGTTGTAGTTAAGGACGCTTGTCCCTTGGTCTATTATAGTCTAATGACCAGAAAAGTCTCCAACAAGTTTAGTTTCTGCCCTTTTATTTGCAGAAATCTGAATCAACATATCTTTCTGATGATCCAGTGAATTAATAATGTTCTTTGCGAGATGATAGCGATGGGAACATACTTCATGCCTGTCTTCCATTCCTTGTACAGAAAGTACAGTTTTAACGTACGCATCTAACGCTCGGTCAGTAGCCTTCTTACCTTCCTCTACCAACTCGGCCCTACGAGCTTCTCGTACAGTAGCTTCTTCTCGGTCTCTATCATTAGAAGCTCTGTCTAGCTCACGCTTAGCATACGCCAAGACGGCTCCAAAAAAAGCGTATACTCCCGTATGCTGATACAAGGCGGTTTCAATAGTAGTTTCATCCACTTTAAGATATCTTTTAGTAATATCCATATAAGTATCCTCTAAGTGGATATATGTTTTTTCAATATCATTCATCACTAAAAATAAACGCAAAAAGTTCTTTATTTAACCCAGCTAACTGCTGAATCATGTTTGAAGTTACAGTAGTAAGATACTCATTCGCGACCTGTGGCATCTCGTCATCATCCCCTAAACCATAAAGATCAAAACCAATATGGCATATCTCATGCAACAAGGTTCCTTTATAATCTTCAATACATTGAGTAGGGTCAATAGTAAGAAGAGATTTGGGAAACTCCACACATCCGTACAGGTTATCCTTAGCAAGGGTTTTTTGTAAAATGGTAAAGGTTTTTACTCCCGTAAAAACAACCATGGGGTGTTGAGGTTTTTCAATTTTCTTAACCACTAGGCGCCCCTCCTTGTGTTATTACGAGTCTAGAATAATCTATACCCACAGGCACTAAAAATCTCGCTCGTCCATTCCTAGATTTCATAAGATAAAGTCTTGCGCTGCCCTCGTCAAACTCTTGTTCAGTTTGATTTATAGAAAACACTAAATCACACACTCTAATTTTACCATAGGAATCAGCAAGTTCAGCATCTGTAATAACATTAACCTTCTTACCTTCTCTATTAGTCTGAGTGGCTGTCCATACGAGAATATCATACTCACTCGCAATACCTCTAAGCTCTTGAGCTAGACGTTCTTGTGCTTGATACTCAGCCATATCCTTCTCGGTTCGCATGAGTTCAAGATAGTCTATAATAAGAACGTCTGGTACGAAGTCCTCGTAACTTGCAAGTTGATTTAGGTACGCTCTAAGCCCAGTCACCGATAACCGTTTGCACGGAAACTCTTTAAGAACAAGCCTGCCTCTGTCTTCCCATTGTTTGGAAATTAAGGTGAGACGTTCTTCAATATCATCTACGCGCTTAGAAAGCTCTTTCTGCTTAATACGAGTAAAGATGCTGTCTAGTCGCTGCGCTACTCTGTCCTCGGCCATTTCCAAGGAGATGTATAACACATTATGACCATCCAAGACAGAGCGAGCCGCTTGATTAGCTAAGAACAAAGATTTTCCTACTCCGGGAGGGGCAACTACCATAGCCATTTCTTTGTGTGCCATACCCCCCTCTAGCGCTTCATTGATAGTTTCGAAGGGTGTTCTAAATTTAGGCTCTAAAGAAGAGTCGTTGAGCCTCTCCCAACGCTCTTTAATATCAATAAAGTAATCAGTACCTAAATCTACATTTCTATTGACAGAGAACGCGCCTCGAATTTCTTCCTCAATCGCCGTAAAATTCTTCTTCTTTAGATGGTCAACAGACCTAATAATAGCATCTTTAATAGCCTGCTCTTTGGCAAACTCCTCTACCAAATCTAAGTAGTATTCCTGATTATCTATAGCTTTTTCATCAAGCTCATTGATAGCTGTTAATTCGTCTCGATAATCTCCAAACAACTCATGAGAAGCCAATGTCTTTTTAGTCTCTTCCAAGAGTTGGTCGTCTGTGGGGAGTTTCTTATAAGTAAGATAAAACTCACCAATCACAGCATACATTTTTTGATGGGACGGGTATTCGAAGTAATCCGATTTAACCATAGGCATAATCTGGAGCAGGAACTGCTCATCAGACTTTGCTAGGTAAATGATACCCCGCTGTATTGAATCCTGGAATGAATATGCCACGATCTATTATAGGTACGGGTTAGTCATTCCTGTGCCAGTACTTCCGAAACCCTCAGCGCCTCTGGAGGTATCTTCGCAAGAAGCGAATTCATCGGGACTTACTGTTTCCAATGTTGCTTGGGGGCATTTTTTTATTACCATTTGCGCAACTCGTTCTCCCTTCTTAATTATAAAAGGAGTGTAAGGAGCTAAGTTACGAATAGGAATCTGTATCTCCCCTCGATAATCAGAGTCTATAGTGCCTGGAGCGTTTGGCATTATTATATGTTTATTATACATAGAGCTACGCAGCCGTAATTGCCCCTCATGTCCTGTAGGTATAATCATGTAAAGACCCGTGGGTACAAGAGCCGCTTGGGCTCCTTCTATTACAGTATCCTCAGAGGCGGCTATGTCGAACCCTGCTGACCCTTCAGTGTGGTAACGCGGATTCTCATTAGTAGACAAATTAAGTATTTTTACATTCATCGTTTATTTGATTGGTGATCTACTTTAGCTTTTGTATCGCCTAAGGTCCTGCGTGCTTGATCTGCTCTGGCTTTAGCGTGTTCTGGAGATACTTCTTTTGCTCCAACATCTGCGGGATCTACGGTATATCCTGCGTAAGGTCGGACTCCTTCACGAAAACGAAGAATCTCCTTTACGTTCTTTACTTCATCTCTAAGCCAGTTCTCTTCTGCGCCTCTACGATAATGCTCTGTTTTATACAAAGTACCCCCTTTAACGGTCATGGAGGCTACACCTGCGGCATAATCTCTAGCCGCCCAGCCGCCGCACCCAGGACACGGAACTCGTATACTATCCCCGTCGCTTTTTCCATACTTTTTTTCATACTCTAAATATTCAAAAATAGTATCTGTTTCTACTAAAACGGGACCGCAACCAGAGCATCTATGATCGTAAATTGGCATTATAATTTCTTCACCTTTGATATGTGGTTGGTCTTAGTAACCTCAACAATATCAGACCAGTCCTCTATTAAAGATCCGAGGTATTCATTATGAGTAATTATAAACAACCTTTTAGAAGTAGTTATTTGTTGAATAAGTTCGTACAAACCCTTAATACCTTCTTCGTCTAAAGAGTCTGCAATCTCATCAAAGAAGACTACATTAGATCTTTCCTTTCCAGTCAGCAAAAGTAAATCATTCAAAGATAGCATTACTGCCAAAGAAAGTTTTTTCTTCTCGCCCCCTGATAGGGCTTCATAATATACATGGCTTCCATTGTTTTTTATTTCATCATGTAAAAACTCATCAAACTTTATAGAAAAATTACCGTTGGTGAGAAACCCAAGATAATAATTTGCACGATCATTAAAGAAAGAAAGTATGTTGCGTATAAGATACTTTACAAGTCCTTGTTCTGAAAAAGCAGTTTCCCAAAACCGCATTACGTCATATCCTTTTTGAGAAAGAGAAACTTCGTTAAGATGCCTCTTGTATATTTTTCTTTGTTCTTTTATACTAGTATTTAATACTTTTAGCTCTGCCTCAAAAGACTTGACGCGCTCTATTAATTCAAAATCTTGAGTTTGAATTGGAATACGATTTTCCTCTAATTGCGTGCCTAACTTTTTAACAGAAGATTTTAACTTCACCAATTCTGTAGAAGTCTTATCAATAAGTTCCTTATCCTCTTGAATCATCTTCCAAGATTTTTTAGATACTTTACTACAATGCTCGCACGTACCCCCTTCATGTTTTTTAATTCTTTCTAAAGCACGTTTAACAATTCCAAGTTTCTCTGATCTAGAGTGTAGGAGGTTGTTATAGTGAAGGTCTAGTTCGTGGTATGCTCTTTCCATTTCTTGTATTTCAGACATGGAATGATTCTTTACGAAGGCGGCTTTTTCAGAACTCAAAAAAGAATCTACTTCCTTACATAATTTAAGAAGTTCTTTTTTACGATATTTTAAAGAAGCTGTTTTAGTCGCAGCATCATCTAATAATGTTGAGGCTATTTTCTTGTTGTTATTATGATGCGACTTTAAGGACTTTATTTTTCCCCGTTCTTGAAATAATTCAGACACGCTTAAAAAGTTCTGAATGATATTACGCTTTTCGTCGGGGCTGGCGGTAAGGAAGTTGGTCGCGTTCCCCTGTCCAAATACAATTGACGCCAGGAATACAGAAGAGTTTGTATTTAAAAATGACTCCAGATATTTTTGGGTAGAATTAATACTTTCCTTTGTACAGTTCTCTCCGTCAACAGTTACTTTAAGAAGTGGTGGTTTTTTAGTACGCTCAATAACAACATTATCATTTACAACTAAAGTTACTTTGCATGTCCCTTTCGTATGAGTGTTTTTGAGGCTTTTTTCCGTAGTCTTTCGAATAGTCTTTCCAAACAAAGCGAAAGCAATAGCCTCAATAATAGTACTTTTTCCAGCACCGTTAGATGATTTAGGTGTCGTATCATTGTTGATACCAATCACTCTTACGAGTTCTTTGAAATCCTCAAAGTCTAGGCTAGCGTCCCCAATAGATAGGAAGTTTTCTATTCTAATAGTATTAAGTTTCATGAATTTTAATTTCCTCTAACGCCGTTAACAGCTCTTCCTTTGAAAAAATTGTATCAGAGTTCTCAATATACTCATCAATCACTGAATCACTTATAGTAAGAATAGAATCATAATCAATATGTTTAGCAACGCATCCATAAGTTCTTTCTCACTTCCCTCGTCTAAAGTATCCATCTTTAGGCGTAAAATTGTAAAGAACCCGTCAAAATTATACTCTTGAGCCGCAGTTTCAAGCCCTGCAAGAGAGGTGGCAACATGACGTATACCAAAATTAATTGGCTTTCGAATTACCTCTACATTTCCATCTCGTATGATAAGCTCATGGATATACTTTTGTGTATTAGACTCTCCAAAATTAGTAGAGTATTGAGTTCCGAGAACAAATACATTCTTACCATAAGTCATCGGTTTGTGAATATGTCCTAAGAAAACTAACCGCTTCTTCCCAAAATGGGAACGTTTAACAGCAGACTCGTATTCATACGAACCGTTAGACACACATCCTTGGAACCCAAAGTGACCAAAGATATGCCCACAAGTTCTTTTTATGTCCGCGATAATTCTAGACTCATCTTCATAATGAGGAATAAAATCAAAATTCACAGATAGAGTAGTGTCCGAAGACCCATCTTTCTTTACAGTATCATGATTACCACGATTAATATAAATATTACGTGTGTGTAATCCTTCTAGCAGACGCCTAAATGCTAATAGTTCTTCCCCCTTTGGGTTGCGCCGATGAAAAATATCACCATTGATGACCACTGAGTCAGGGGGTTTTTTATTTACAAGCCTAGTGAGAGTATCCAGTTGCTTCTCTAAGTACCCTGGCATATAATCACACCTTAGGTGTAAATCCGTTAATATAACTATTCTATGCATTCGAGATGAATGATTGAATTTCCTTGGCATTCAGTAACTTTCCTTGTGAGTTAAACTGAGCCTCAGTTAAGTTTCCAAAAGAAGTTCCAACTTCTACATCAACTTCGAAAGGAACAACAAAATCTAGATTATACATCTTGCTAAAGTCCTCTGTTTGAGGAAGAATAATCTTTAGCGTTGCTGCTACTCGTTCCATGTCTTTCTTATCGCATTGAACTTCCACAGAATCATGCACCGTGGCTAAGATATCAAAATCAAAGCTCAGGGCTTCTTTGCACTTGTGTAGTCGGCGTATAGAGTGTAGCATCAAATCGGAAGCGGAACTCTGAATAACAAAGTTCATTCCTTGTCGTAAAGCACGGAACTGGTATTTCTTAATAGGGCTCTTAATATTAGGTAGGTGTCTGCGCCTACCAAAAATACTAACGGCATATCCATTTTCTCGTATAAACTCATGAACGTGCTCAATCCACTTAAAGACTCTAGGAAAAGCATTTTGATATGCTTCAAAAATTCCTTTGCAGTAGATCATGCTCTTCCCAATTTGCTGGGATAACTTCCTTGGCCCTCCTCCGTATACAATTAAGAAGCTGACAGACTTAGCGATTTGCCGTTCCTGTTTTGTAACATCCTCTGCCTTTTTACCGAACACTAATGAAGCAGTGAACCTGTGAAGATCTTGTCCTGTGTTAAACGCCTCAATAAGATTTTTATCTTTGCAGCATTGCGCTAAGACACGTAATTCGGCTTGGGAAAAGTCCGCTGCCAAGAATACTTTACCATCATCCGCCGTCATAAGCTTACGAATGTTAGCGTTTCCTTTTTCATCCGACCGAGGAAGAGTATGAAAGGAAACCCCCTTCTTCTTGCCTCCTACAGTATACGCAGCGCAAGAGAGCCTTCCCGTTACAACCGTAGCGAAATTGTATAAAGAATAAATTCGACCATCCTCGTTATATTCGATAGCCGCTTCCACTCCTTTAACATATGTTCTATGTTGTTTAGATTTATACTTGTACTGTAGAAGAGTTTCAATAAACTCTAGAGCTTTCTTGTCATCAGCACCTTCCATGACAGAAGTAAGGTGAGCCTCCGTTATTTGAGGCATGTGCGTTTTCTGAGAAAACTCGGTGGGGGTTAAATCAAACCCAGACGAAGTAAACAAAAGAGATCCCATTTCTATTGTGGAATTAGGATTAATATCTCCAATAGGAGACAACTCTTGTAGCTTGTCTAAGCGCTCCTCTATCTCTTTTAGAAGAATGGAATCAAGAGATTTAAGATATTCAGTATCTACTTTAATCCCAAAATTTTCTATCATTCCCAAAATAACCAGAATATCTTTGAGCAAATTTTCATATACAAAATTAACTTGCTTGTTCTTCATTTCTTCTTGAAGAACGTGATACGCTCGAAGAGTAAAATCACAATCCATGGCGTTTCCTAACGCCAATTCATCTAAAGGCATGTTAGCCCAAAACTCCGGATCGTTTTTATTTTTATTCTTAGTTACAGTTAGCATCTTAATCTAGACCTATCACTGATTTTTGTTGGTGAGAGCTTTCCAGGACTCAGGCCAAAGAGAAGAACAAACATCTCCAATAGCCTCGGCGTAAAGTTTAATTTCATATTGAGCGTGTTCGTGGTTGCGAAGCTCAACAAAATTATGCAAAGCTTGTAACGAAGCAGTCCAGATTACTTCAGTATACATAGAAAGAGGAAGAACAATCCGTGCTTGCTCTCTTGAAACGCCGAAGTTCAACATCATTTCATAGGTTTTATAACACTCTTTGAATAGTGTATTAGTTTGTGCTCTGCAAATATCGTTAGGCATTGTAGAAAGTAGCTCTGCACTTGCTTGTTTATTAGTCCCCGACTGTTCATGAAAATGCCTAGGAATATAGAACTTTCGTTCAATTTCTTTATACCTACCTGAAATTTCATTCCACCCATGGTTATGAAACTCCGGAGTTGTCCAAGAGCACCCAATAACGTGCTTATACCATTGACGCATTACAAACTCCGGTGCTTTTATACGGAAAGTGGCGAAGTTGTGTCTAAAAGGAGAGGAGTGATTATTTTGCGCTAAGTAGTTGAGCAGCCGTATATCTTTAGAGTCTAAATCCTCTGATTGTCCCCCGTAGGAAATCCTAGCAGAGTTTACAACGTCGAGATCCTTTCCCATGCACCCGACTAACTCAATCTCACCGATATCATCAAAGAGTAAATTATTTTTAAGTATCATTAGAACTCTTCTAACTCCGTAGGCCAATATTCTTTTACAATGTCCATCAATGCGTGTGGCTTGTTTTCATCTACAAGTGCGTGCATAATCTGTGTATCGTGTATATTACTAAATTCTTCGACGCCCCAGTTGCGTAAAAACTTTAAATCAAATTTGCAATTATGGAATACCTTGCCGATTGAATCATCTGACATAATAGTACATACAACAGTACGAACCCTCTCCAAATCGTCGGGTGATAATTCGGATTCACGATGGTGGATAGGAATAACAAACGCTTCTCGCTCCCCAGTAGCCACACCAATAGACGTAATTTTATCTTTCTTATAGTCCAAACCAGTAGTCTCAATATCAACACCTATTACACTCTTTGTGAGTGCATACTCTAAAGCATCTATAGCGCTCTCTACTTCATTAAAGAGTTCGTAGCTGGAATCTGCTAGCTTGTTTTTCCCTAAAACGAACTTATCATAAGCATTGTCTACGTCCTGTAGAAACAGCCCCCTAAGTTTAGGTTCAGAATATAAAGAGAAGGGGTGGTACAGAGGCACCACAGGAATTTCTCTGTCATTAAGAGTAATCCAGAATTCTCTACCTCGTTTGTTTCCGATACCAGATTTTCGCAATAGGGTCTTCATAGCAAGATTTCCTAGAACAAAGATTAGCTCTGGTTGTATGCGCTCTATATCCTCTTCTAATAGTGGGCGATTTTCGTGAATCATCTCCGTGGTCGCGTCTTTCTCGGACATCCCCAACTCTTTAAATGCCGCTACAAACTGACATTGGTCACGCGGCAAATGGCTTTTCCTTAAAAGCTGCATAAGGATGTCATACTCATTATCCCTAAATGCAAATGTTTGACCTCGTTGTTGAACACAGGAGTCGTGTACAAACAAAACAGGCTCATCCCCAACATCTTCTCGATGAGTGTTTTCAGCTTTTTCAAAACTTTTTATAATTTCATCTATGTTCATAGTCTATAACACTTTATGGGGAAGAAAAATCACTACTTAAACAACAAACGATTTGAGGAAGTAATACTAGGATATTTGGAAGAACCAGATACATATGAAAGTGAATTAGTTTCTCTGCTAGACATTCTTATAACAAACATTCTTATGTCATTTAAATTCAAAGTGGAGTTTGACGACGCTAAACAAGAGTGTTTCATGTTAGTGTTTAAAACATTAAAGAATTTCAAACCTACCAGCGGTAGCGCCTTTAATTACTTCACTACTGTTATAGTGAATAACCTGAAGCTTCTTTATACTAAGAATAAAAAGTACCAAAAGAAGCTTCAGGATTACCGAGAAGTGGTTACTGGGGAGCCCGCTTACCCTTTGGAACGCGAGCCTTACGACCCTGACGTTTTTTTTCAGACTTCAAGCTGAAAAACTCGTACACCTTGGGGTATTCTGCATAAACAGATACTTTACCGTATTTAACCTCTACCACCGAAGGAGTAGAGTTAACTGCAAAGGCTGCGAATGCGTGGGGAAGTTCCCAGCTAGAGATGATATAACATCGTTCATCTCCCTCCTCCTGCGCCCAAGCGGCGGCACGCTCTACAATGTAATTAGAACTCCTATCCCACTCAGAGTGGTATAGTAGGATATAAGAA